TCAGAATTTGATCGTCCTGAACCTCTGTCTGATAATGATAGTGATCTTGAGAATATCTGGGCTTCGCAGCATAAGCTTCAAGCTTTTGTTGCACCTGATCAATTCAAGACTTATGAAGAATTGAAGGCGCGCCTTGAACGCGTATTGAATGAGGCTGCTCCTCGTCGCGCATCAAATGATGAAGATGATGAACGTGAGGAACGATCTGCATCACGCGCTTCAGCTGAGCCTAAGACTCGGAGTACTCTTGTAGAAACTCTTCCTAAGACAGCTAGTGCTGGAGCTGGTGCTTCGGCCCGTCCACCGTGGGAAGGTGATGATATCAGCTTGTTTGAACGACTGGCTGAGGAAGATTAAAATATTAAGGCGGGAGAAATTCCTCCCGCCTTTTTTATGGTGGTGGACGAGCTTGTGCTGATGGCGGTGCTGGCGCTGGCGCTGGCGGTGATGGATTTGGTAGTTGAATTTGCCTTCTTACAGGAATTACTATAGGTGGTAACATGATGGTACCAGAAAAAGGCATTTGTCCTTCCGACATTCTCAAACCTGCAATTCTAGAAGCCAATTCTGAAGATGTTATACTACCTGATCCTAAAGCAAGCATCGCTTGATTTCTTTGTTCTTCTGATAAAAGTCCTGATGCGGATGAGGGCATTTCTCTCCTTAAATCAGGATTATTCATCATCATCTGAAGGCCTCTTGCTTCAGTCAAATAAGCAGTAGCTAATTCTATTCTTCTACGATTAAATTCTATCTGTCGTTCAGCCGAATTAATTAATTCTTCACTTTGTGGAGTTAACCCGCTTCTATTATATGGATTATTTCTTTCAGTTTGTATTGATCGTTCAGACACTTGTATAAGTCTTTCTGATTGACCAATACTTCTTTCTAAATTTCTTATATTTGCGCGAACTAGATTAGGATATGTTCTTACTTGACGTTGTGCCGCTTGCATTAACAAATTATTTCTACCAGGATCTTCGGGTCTTAGATTTCTCATACGTTCTAAATCAGCAGAGGCACGTTCAAATCCTAATGCATAATGTCTGGCAAGTTCTCCATATTCTTCTATCTCATTAACCTGCCTTTCTTCACGTGTTGTATTTGCATAATATGCTATGGTTGGTACGATTGTTAGTGCAGTACCTATTACACCACTAAGTCTAGCAATACCAGCACCAGGAACACGTGCTGGTCTTCCACTTATAGGTGCTCTACCACCAGGTTCTACTGTTGGTGCACGTGCAGGCGCGGGCCTTGGTTCTGCTGCAGGTGGTGTAGGTGCTGGTCTTGGTGGTGTTGGTGGCGGCCTAGATGGTGCCGGTGGTGCTGGACGTGATGGTGCCGGTGGTGCTGGACGTGATGGTGCCGGTGGTGCTGGACGTGATGGTGCCGGCGGTGCTGCCGGCCGTGTGGCAGCGGGTGATGATTGTCTTGGAAAAATTCTTTGAGATAATCTTTGTGAAAAACGATTGATTGCGCGGAATCCACGAAAAGCCAAGTAACTTCCTAATATAGCACCAGTAATTTCTGCTGCCAATATGAGTTCATCTGCAATCCGTAATATCTGACGAGGAAATTCATCAATTTGTCGAATTAATTCAGGTGATAATTGTGTAGCTGCTAAAGCTGTGGCCAAACCAGCAAGACCGAGCCCACCTAAAATATTTGGTAAATTTCTAATAGTTGATCTAGTTCCACGACCAATTGCACTAGCTATATTACCAATTCTTCTGGTATAGTTTCCTCTTGTATCATTTCCCTCAGCTCTATCTTCAAGATTACGGTTTTCTCTATTAAGCAATCTTTGTGTATCTTTTTGCTGAGATACTAACATTCTTCTTAATTCATTAGATGCAAGATAAGAATTTTCAGCTATTGATGACATCATTGCATATACATCACGACGTAATGCATCAAATGAGCTTTGAGTTACATAATTTCTATCATCACCTATTCTATTAGGTACACCAGCAGTTAATTCTCTCCGCGATCTTTCAGATGAAACCATTCTATAATTCATGGCCATATCATGAAATCTTTTTGTACGCTCATCATATATTATCGAGGTAGTCAATGTATTAGCTATATCTGTTAAAGATGCCATATTGTTTATCCTTAGACTCGTACAGTACGAGGTACGATTTCGATTTCTTCATGAATAAAAATCGTTTGTATTTGTGTTTGTGTAGTAGATTCCGGCCGGGCGGCCGCAGCTATTCTATTTGTATTTTGACGCATAGATGCTTCTGGAATAGGCATAGGTTGACCAGAAGATGTTGGTCGTGATGAATTTGATTCATTTTGAGGCTGTTGAGCTTCCGGCGCGCCACCTGTTGGAATTTGAGGTGATTCAGTTTCCGTTTGAGGTCGAGCTTGAGGTGTAGTTTGAGGTGTAGTTTGACCTGCTGATGTTCGAGATGGTGCAGCAGGTCTAGATGCAACAGCCCCACGACTAGCTAATTTGTTTTCTAAATCATCTATCGTTATAAATCCGTCATTATTTACATCTAATATTGGATTTAATGAATAATAATTTTCCCCACGTTGTGTCAATACCCCATCACCGCGCGAGATTGCTGATGCAACTCTACCAGGTAAAAATACATGTGCATAAATCATACCTGCGCTTGCACCTGAGGGTAGACCAGTCATTCTAAAATAACTCTCAACCAGTTGAAGTTGCTGCACAGCATCCATTTCTCTTATTGCAGCAGTAGTCGTACCTAATCTTCGCGCCGTACCTTCAGTAAATTGAATAAGACCAGTTGCAGTTTGTCCAGGTAATGTATTACGTGCAGTAGTTCTGACTCCACTCTCAACTCTCATAACAGCTAGAAGATTAGCAGGATGAATACCTAATCTATTTGATACTGCTATAAGCTCTGCTTGGAATCTCGGATCACCTTCTACATTTCCTGTTGGGCCCATCTCTGGACGAAATCTTATATCACCCTCATTATATTCTTGAGTTTGCTGTTGACCAATACGAGGCTCTGTTTCTTCACCAAAAAGAAAATTTGATAATCCATTAAATACTGTCTCTCGTCCCTCACGATATCCTTCACGAAATGTTCCACCTTCGACAGATCGTTGAACGCCTCTATATACACCAGCGGCCAGTGCAGCTAAACCTGCACCAGGTATAGTTCTTACGGCTATTCCGCGAGCAAGTCTGCGTGCTGTGCGTGCTATTTCTACGGCCGCTCTAGCTACAGAAATCGTGGCTCTAGCAATTAATGATGTTATTGCTTGTAAAATACCACTTGAATTTATATCTTCATTTTGTCTTGTATCTTCTTCAATTTCTTCTTGTCTTTCAAATTGACGAGATTCTAATCTATCTTCTTCCTCTATTCGCTCTATTCTATCGACTATTGCACGTTGTTTGTCTTTTTCATCATTTATGCGGCGCAAAGTCTGAACCATTTCCCTAATGGATTCGCGAGATTTGATAAATGTTGATCCTATAGAACCACTAACAGTGTACATCATATTTGTGGCAGGACGCGATGGTCCAATCCTTAGCAAAGAAGCAAATGGCAATAAAGCCAAACTTGTCTCTCTAGCACCAGGACCAGTAAGATTATATCTTTCTGTCGCATCAGCCAATGTGGCCATATTACTGAGCGTTCCTCTTTGCTTCTTCTTTTTCTATAAAATCTAGCAGAAGTTTAACGTATATTTCCCTCTCCCAAGGTATCATATTTTCTATCTCATACAAACTATACTTGTGATGTTGCATAAGCGAAAAATTCAATGAATAATAATTTCCAAGATTATTGTGAGAGAGGGCTATCAAAAAAAATCTGCTAGACCTTTTAGCTTTACAGTATCAACTTGTCCACAACCAGAACACTTATAAGTTATTTCATGCTCCAATATTGGCATTGTATCAAAAAATTTCATTATATCTGCAAATTGCATATTGCTAAGAGAACCAATAAATTCTTTCACCTCATCTAAGCTTTCTGGCTCATATACTTCTTCATCATCAAAAACGCATTCAAAGCATTTTGCTATTAAATCTGTTTCATCAACTTCAGGCTGTAACATATCTCCCACTTCTTTCATAGTGGGATATTTCATTCTAATAGTAAGCTTATCATTCAATTTTATATCTTTTGAATGCTCAGGATCAAACTTGACTTCAATGGCATCAAGGTCAATCTCGACTGTTGTTACTGCATCACAGCTTTCGCCTTTATAATTTACACCATCAATATGTCGATATCTAAGAGTTGCTTTTTCGCTAACTGATTTTGACCTGACTTTAAGAAACAAATATTCAAGATCGAAAGAAGGTAGCTTGGTTATATTGACATCTTCCGTTAAAATGCAAGCTGATAGTGTGTCTATCATTGCACGATACATATGATCCACATCTTTTGATTCCATAGCAATCAAAAGAGTCTTTTCTTCTTTTACAAGAAAAGGTCTAAATGTTACCTCCTTTTTTGATGACGGTATAGCCGCAGTAAAGGTCGGGGTAACTATTTTTGGTAAAGCCATAATATTCTCCTATCAAGCAAATGGTAATCTAAATTGTCTAATGCCTTGTGTAACAGCATCAAGTATACCGCTAGTTCCACCCAAGACACCTGTATTGGTAAGTATGGATATAGCAGGTGCAAATCCTGCCAAGAAATCTGAACGTCTGATGAAATCTTCTGCAACATATAGAGATTTTAGTGCAGCTGCCTTTGGGTGTTCTTCAGTCGCAATGAAATATTCCATTTGCACGGTCAGTTTTGATACTTGATCACCAGCAGACCAATCAAGTTCAACATCACCAATATTCAAAGGAAATGCTTCTTGAAGATTGACCCTATATTGTGGTTTAACTGATTGTGTTGATCCAAATATATTCACATTAAATGGATCTATGACATCTGCGGTATTTGTCAAAATAGTACCTAAATCACCGAGCGCAAGAGCTTCGCCTACAGAAGTAGCGGCCTCTGATTGGAATTGTGGTGTTTCAGGAAATTGAAGTATGTCGACAGATCCTATGATTTCATCATAAAATGTTGAGTCAAATATACCAACACCCCGTGATCTGCTGCCGCCGCGACGGTATCCCGCACGGCCACCTGATGATGTTGCAAGATCCTGCCAAGCCATTAGCACTTCACGTTCAATCATATTGTCACTTAAAATTATGCGTAATTGCATTGGTTGTTGCATAAACCGATATGGTATATTTCTAACTGGACCATGATATGACTGTTCTATTGTCATCAATGAACGACTAGGCAACGAAGCATGTTCTATTCTAAGAGGCAAAAATGAAGTATCAAAAAACCCACGAAGCGCAGGTGGCATATTCAATAATACAGAAAAATATGAGGGTTTTGCGGTACCACGTTTTCCAATTTCGGCAGAAAATTCTGATACATTAAAACGTCTATTACCCATGGGACTGCCTTTATAATTTGTTATAAGAATCGCGATAGACAGTTTCTCTACTTGCGCCTGCAAATCTATCAAGCGGCATAAAGAGAGCAATGTCCCATGATTTTGGATCTATACGAAAATATCTAGTTTTGACATGTGAGAATAGATATTGCTTTATACAAGGTTTGAACATATGATATTTGGTGACAGATTTTAACAGCTTATATGAAATCTGCATATGAGTTCTATCATCATAATTTTCATCACTTATGACAGTATATAAAGCATCCATCAGTCGTGCACGTAGTCGTAATGGTAGATAATGCATATTCAATCCCATAAACCCAGGTTGGGTTGATGTTCCTGCTGCACGGCCACCAAGTCTTGTCGTATCAAATGGTATCACTAAGGGATATCTGTCATAATATGGTAAATCTGCTTTGGTCTTTGGGTCATAAGCAAACAAATACATCTGACCTATCATAGGCACACTTACCATGGCACTACGATCTTCACCCATTAATGCATTAGGGCTAACACCAACCTTACTGGCCTGAGCGCGAAACCACGTTCTAGACTGTTGGGTTTTGTTAGGTATCATACCTTGTCTCTCACCTTGGGTGAGGATGCTATCAAAGGTATATGCCACCATTATTTTCGACCTAAATCCTTCTCTGTTATAATAACAAATTCCCAATTGCGATCAGCACAATATTCTCGGGCAGCTTTCCACTTCGCAGTATTTATCCCATATTTGGCAACCTCAGTCAAATACTTTCTTGTTGGTTTTCGTGATGTATCATGAGGTATTGGTTGTTGTGTCTGCATAAACGGTTTTACTTCAATCATCTTGATTGCTATTTTGCCAGTTCTATCTTTCATTTTTATGATAAAATCTGGAAAATATCTATGCCACTTACCATCAATTGGTGATTTGTAAGGAACTATGATTTCTTCCGAGGCCCATTCTATAACCGAATCATTTTGATCAAATTCGATCATGATCCTTCGCTCCCATAATGAGCGATAAATTATATTCGTTGGATCTCCCTTATATTTTGAGGGATTGATGGGTTGATATTTGCCTTTGTATGCCATATTTCTATCTAGGCGCAATAAATATTATACTAATTAGCGAGGCATAAAACAAATGGCTTTTGAAGGTGCAAATTATGCGGAAGCGGCCGCGGCTGGTGCAGTTGGAAGAACAATTGCTCCTGCGGGTCCAGTACCACCAGCACGTCGCGCGCAATCACTTTATTTTCCAAATGATTATAGAAATATTGATCATTGTGTAACATTTCAAGTTAAAAAATTTGAACGTGTCACAAGAACATCAGCTTTAGCAAATGATCAAACACTTGTAAATCCTAATAGAAATACAAATGCATCTAGACTTTTGACAACTATAACTCTACCCATGCCAAGCATATTTAATACTGAATATGGTGTAGAATATGATGACGCTAAACAAATATCATCGGTAGGTGAACTTGCTGCAACTATGGCATCAATGGCCAGAGGTGGTAATTCGGAGGCGGCCGCCCGATCTCTTGGTCAAGCATTATCACAAATATATGGTGCTGGTGCCGCGGCAGGTGGCGTTGGTTCTGCCGCTCAAAATGCTGGTAATGAAATATTGAGACAAATACAAGGTGCCACGCAAACATTAACTCCAGGCGTAGCTGGAGCTGTAGGATTAAGTGCTGCTGCTGGTTTAGCTACTAATGCATCAACATCAGCACAAGCAGTAATTGCAAATTTTCTTGGTGTAGCACGAAATCCTCATAAGGTAGTTTTATTTCAGGGTGTCAATTTTCGTAGGCATGTATTTTCATACAAACTATCACCTAAAAATATTAATGAAGCTCGATCAATATATAAAATTATAAAAGCATTTAAATATCATATGTCACCAAGCTATGGATTGGGTGAAACTCCTACGGCCGCACGAGGACTTTTGGCAGGATTAGGATTTGAAGAAGCTGGTGAAACAACTGGTAATATAACATCTGAAGCAGGATCTATATCACGAGCATTTTTCGAATATCCTGAAGTATTTGATATAAAATTTCAAGGTAGTGCCAGAAATAATTTATTCACTATAGGTGAATCTGTATTAAGAGGGTTTACTGTAAATTACCATCCTATGGCGTACCCGGCTTATGTAAGGTCTCTAAATTCGCCAAATGTTTCTTCTCCCGCTGAAGTTGAAATAAGTCTTACATTCCAAGAGACCGATATAGTTACAAAAGAACAAATACAACAATTTGATAGGTAAACCATGCCTCATTATTTCTCAGCTTTTCCGACAATTAATTATGCTTTACCTAGTCTTAACAAGACTAATACGGTCACCGATATCACAAGAAGATTTGTGATCAGAGATTTTTATAAGAAAAACCTATTTTCATTTTTTAAATATGATATTACTGATGGTGATCGGCCGGATAGCGTTGCTTATACCTTATACGGTGATTCTACCTTAGATTGGCTAATATTATTACCAAATGAAATAATTGACCCATATTTTCAATGGCCTTTAAATCAAAATCAATTTAATGAATTTATTAGAAAAAAATATGGTAGTGTATCTACAGCGATGGGCACTATACATCATTATGAACAAATAATACAAAATAGATTAGAGACTGTAAATTCAGACGGTGAAAAGATTTTTGTGCCTGAACGTACTCTTCAGGTAGATCAAACAACATACTTATCACTTTCTGCCAATGCTAAAAAAGAAATCACTGCATATGATTATGAATTAGCTAAAAATGAAAGAAATAGAACAATATCTGTAATTGATATCGTATATGTACCTAGTATAGTGGATAGATTTAGGAATCTGTACATATGACAACGCCTCAACAGGCATCTGGTTCAGGTTTAATACAAGCTTTAACTATAAGATCGGCCACTCAACAGCAATCGCAGATAGATTTCAGACAAATCGCATCTGAAATTAGCTATTATGAATCTATTGATGCACCTGGTTTTACTTTAACTGCAACTCTGCTAGACGGAGCAGGATTTAGAACTGCTGTACCTTTAACCGGGGGTGAAGAAGTATTCTTTTCATTTTCAGATAGCGAACAAAATTCATCCAGAATATCTGGGTCGGCAATAGTATCAAAATTAGTAGATAAGGTTAGAGCAAAAGAAAGTTTAGATTCTTATTCTTTGTTTTTGTATCCAAAAGAACTCATGTTGCATAATTATGAAATTGTGGATACTTCATTTAAATCTCGTAAAATAGAAGATATAGCAAAAACTATAATTCAAAATCATATTACTCCAATAAACGGTAGAACTTTAACAACAGTAGAACCTACTTTGGGTCAATTTACAACTACTTTTCCTAGAATTAGTCCATTTACAGCATTGAATTATTTGGCCGGAGAAGCTCAATCGGCTGACACAAAAAGTTCATCCAGATATTTTTTCTTTGATACCAACAAAGGATATGTGTTTGCTTCATTGCAATATTTGATGAAGCAACAGATTAAAAGAAAATTTACTTTGATAGAAGAACGTATTCCAGGTGATAGTCAATATGAAAGAAACCGCATAGTATCGATGGAAGAAAGAGTTGCATTTGACTTGGGCGAAGGTGTAGCATCTGGTCAATTAGGAACTCAAATTTTATCATTAGATCCAGTAGCAAAAAGATTTAGATCGACACAATATCTTTATAATAGAGATTATTCATCAATTGATCATATATCTCAGGAAAGAAGACTTACTGCAAGAGTTGCCCAACAATTTGGTACAAGATTTTCTAGAGAAGCTTTTATAGTTACTAATTCTCATCAATCAACTTTACCATATGTTACTGAACGAGAATCTTCGATACAGCAAAGTTATAGAAGACGTCAAGATTTTCTAGGAGTTGAAACTGCTGCGACTGCGGACATCTCATCAAATATAACGGTGATAACAGTTCACGGCGATTCAACCTTACATGCAGGTGATACTATAGAAATTATGGTTCCTATTACAGGAGATAGAACAATAAGAGACCATGCAATGGATAATCTTGCAAGCGGTAAATACTTAGTTACAGCTGTGGCCCATCGCATTACTACAGGGGGTTTAACATATGTAACTGTTCTTGAATGTGTGAAAGATGCATTTATAAAGCGTGTAGAAAATATAGTAAGGGATAGTTAATATGCCGATTCGTTCACCTGAGTGGATGGGAAACAATGGGTTTGTATGGTTTGTCGGAATCGTCGAAGATAGATTTGACCCTCTTGGTATAGGTCGAGTTCGTGTTAGATGTTTTGGTTGGCACACCGAAAATAAAGAATCACTACCTACATCATCTCTGCCATGGGCTCAGGTTTTGATGCCAGCAAATTCGGCATCTATTAGTGGTGTCGGTTCATCACCAACAGGTTTAGCTGAAGGTAGCTGGGTTATTGGATTTTTTATGGATGGTAGTACTGCTCAGACACCTATGGTATTAGGATCATTTCACGGTGTTCCTGGTGATGCTGGTAATTCTTCACAAGGATTTAATGATCCGTATGGAATGTATCCTCTTGCTAAAGGAACACCGGATACCTCTATGTTGTCATTAGGTGGTGATATTTATTTAAAACATCCTAATACTAAAGATCGAATATCAACTAGGGTTGAGGATGTACCTGAAGCTGCAATAAGAAAAGCATCATCCGTTTCTTTTGATGATACAGATGAAACAACATATGATACTCCGACATGGAATCAACCAGAATTACAGGGTCTTACTACTCCACCGTTATATCCATTCAATCATGTTCGCACTACTGAATCAGGTCATATATTTGAAGTAGATGATACCATTAATGCAAGACGTATACATGAATATCATGCATCAGGAACCAATAGAGAAATTATAGATGATGGAACTAGAGTCACTCGAATAGTTGGTGATGATTATGAAATTGTGGTTAGAGACAAAAAGGTAATTGTATTTGGATCATGTAGCGTAACTATTGCCGGTGATGCTAGATTAAGAGTTGACGGTGATTTAATTCATGAAATTTTAGGTAATTATCATTTGAGTGTCAAAGGAGATATGATTTCTAAAATAGAAGGCAATCGTAGCACAGAAATTTTAGGATCAGAGATAACACAGATCAATACAAATGATTCAAAAACTGTTGGTGGTACAAGAAACAGAGTAGTTGGATCAACAACCATAGAAACCTATGGTGATGCCATACAAAAGACCATTGGTGGAAATATTACAGAGATAATCAAAGGTGACAAGCTTATTGCAACTTCAGGCAAGACAACACATTTGGCAGGAACATCTATGGAAGTTGGCGCTGGTACAGATATGACATTAGCAGGTAAATCAACAGTGACAGTCAATTCTATAGGTCCAACCACAGTCAAAGGTTCAAGAGTGGATTTAAACCCATGATAAAAATATTAGGTATCATATCATGAGCGGAACTAGAACTGCCATAGCTGTCGCAGCGACTGCTGCTGTAGCCGCTCTTGCTTTACGAGAATTGAGGGCAGCAAATACTTCACCTGGAGCTACACCAAATTGTGCTGCTGGTCCCTTAGCTGAGGTGTCTCGACAATTATCTCAGGTTTCATCCGCACTTAACAATGCTGTACAATCATTGGCCTCATTACCTAGTCAAATTGAAAGTCAAGTTAATGCGGCAATCAACAGTGCTCTTAGTACTGCAATTGGTCCAGTGCGAACACAAGCAAATGCAATCGCTAATGAATTAAATCAGCTTTTACAAGTTTTAAATGATCCAGCTAGATTTCTAGCACAGTGGATCAATATGCAAACATTATTTCCAAATTTGGATCTTCGTTCATTAGTTAATCGTCTATTATCAGGTCTTGGTGTATGCGCCGCTTCTAATTCGCCACCACCTTCTACTGGTACTGCTACTGCTGGACCTCCGCCGGCCCAACAATCAACACCACCAAATCCGGCAACATCACCTAATTTTGCAGTTTCTGCACAAACAGTAAGACGAGAACCTCTTCCACCGATTCCAGGTAGTAATGTAGAGCCTGGTATTGAAGAAATTAGACGTATTAATAGTTTAGCAATTGAAAATAATCGACTTGAAATTGCGCGTAGTTTTAGTATTGAAGCAGATGAAATAGCTAGATTGACTGCCGAAATTGATAGAAATCAAAGAGAAATTACAACACTTCAATCTGGTGGGTCTATTACTCCATAAATATACCGTAAACGGAGAGGTTTCATGGCAGGTGCAATTAAAACTCCTGTGTTTAAGGATTTTGACCTAAACATGAAGGTCCATCCTGTCACAGGTAAGCTAATAATTAGAAAAAATTCCGAATCTGTCAAACAGGCCATAAGAAACCTTGTATTGACTGATAAAGGTGAGAGACCCTTTCGACCATTATTTGGTTCTGATATTCGCTCAAGGTTATTTGATTTATATGATCCAGCAACAGAATCTAATATAACAGCTGATGTAACTTTAGCAATAGAAAATTATGAAGAACGCGCATTATTATTAGGTGTTGGGGTTGCTGGTGATCCTGATAATAATAATCTAAGGGTTAATATAACTTTTCGTACTATAAGCTCTGAAATTCCTAATACTCTTACCCTATCTCTGGAGGCCATACGCTAATGGCTACAAATAATGCGCTAACTGTAACAGGTCTTGATTTTGATACAATAAGATTAAACCTGCGTAATTTTTTAGCAGGCAAGCCTGATTTTGCAGATTTTGATTTTGAAGATTCTGCCATAGGCACACTAATCGATTTGCTAGCATATAACACATATTATAATGCATTTTATGCAAATATGGCTGCTAATGAAGGATTTTTAGATACAGCGCAGATTTACGAAAATGTAGCATCTCGCGCAAAAATGTTAGGGTATCTACCAACTTCAGCACGTGGTCCAACTGCTAATGTTTTGATTAATTTTAGTGTTCTTGCCAATTCTACCTTTAGAACTATATCAATTAACAAAGATACTCAATTTAGAAGTACTGTC